GAACTGTCCGGCAAAGACGGGGCCCCGATAGAATTCACTTTCAACATTCACCCTGATGCGGCCAAAGGTGCCAATGATGGGAACAAAGATTAACTATAACGCCACTTACACCCTCTCCCTGTTTCACCTATCCAATGCTTTTTACCGTGGAGTCCGCGGGCCTGTCCGATCCGGCAAGTCAACCGCAATGTGCAACGAAATAATGAGGCGGGCTCTCGCCCAGAAGCCGGCACCTGACGGTACACGCTACAGCCGATGGGTGGTTGTCCGCTCAACGTACCGAGAATTGAGTGATACCACAATAGCCACATGGCAACGATGTTTCCCACCTGATGATTTCGGAGAGATTTCCACGAATGACATGATCCACGAGATACGATTACCAGGGCTCCACATGGATGTCCTTTTCCGAGCACTCGACCGGCCGCGGGATGTTCGGAAGCTGCTGTCTCTTGAAGTGACCGGCGCGTGGGTCAATGAGGCGAAGGAGATCCCAAAAGTGGTTATTGACGTGCTCGGCGACCGCGTTGGCCAGTACCCGCCGAAAGATATGGGGGGCTGTACCTACCGCGGCGTGATGATGGATACCAACTCAATGGACGATGATCATTGGTGGTATCTTTTGGAGCAGGAGCCTCCGCCTGGATGGGATTTCTTCGTACAGCCTGGCGGTCTCGTCGAGAAAGAAGGGCGGTTCACTCCTAACCCTGGAGCTGAGAACGTCGAAAACCTCAACGAGTCGGATTATTATTCAACTCGTATGGCTGGCAAGAAAGACGATTACATCCGGGTTTATTACTGTAATCAGATAGGTTTCGTCCAGGAGGGCAGGCCGGTCATCCCTGAGTATATCGACGCGATTCACTGCTCCCACGAAACCCTGCACCCGGTGCAGGGATTACCTATACGAGTCGGGATAGACTGGGGGCTCACCCCTGCGGCGATCTTCGGGCAGCGATTACCCAATGGTCGGTGGATCTGGACGCATGAACTGGTGACCGAGCACATGGGCGCCAAGAACTTCGGCAGGGAATTCGCTCAGTTCGTATCTGCCACCTTCCCTGGATTCAAGTTTGAGGTCCCTTATGGTGACCCGGCCGGGATGGCCGAGGCGCAGACTGATGAATCGACGCCGTTCGATATCTTTAACACATCCCTGAAAGACGAAGGGGTGCCGCTCACTGCCATGCCGGCGCCGTCCAACGATCCGACGCTCAGGCATGGGGCGCTCGGCAATGTCCTTAGTAGGCTGATAGATGGAAAGCCAGGGCTGATAATCTCCCCTACGCTGAAAGTCACACGCAAAGGTCTCGCTGGAGGGTATTGCTACAAGCGCGTGCAGGTGACCGGTGATGAGCGATTCCAGGACAAGCCGGACAAGAACCGGTACTCTCACCCTGTTGAGGCGGGGGAATACATGTTGATTGGAGCGGGCGAAGGGCTGGCGCTCATTACCCCCGCGAAAGGGCAAGCTCAAACTGACTGGCGCCACTCCGCCCAGGTGATCAGGGCTCCGTATCGAAGCACATGGAGACCGTCATGAGGAAGGGGGGACCTCGACCGAGCCCGGTCCCGAACAAGGGAGGCCATTGCTTCGTAGCGAGGAAGCGGCGGCACAGTACGAAGAAATCAGCCCTCGGCGCGGCCGGCGCGTCAGAGAGAGCGAGCGGTTATGATGTACGCTGTTACAAGTGCCCCCATTGTAGGGACTGGCACTTAACGAAGCAACCCAGGAGGGAGAGCAATGAGCAAGTTTATTGATGCGGTGAGAGCGGAGTTATTGCACGAGAGGAAAGTGTGTTTTTCTCCGATGTTGGCTGTCAAGAAAGAATACAAGAGACCAACCCCCGATTATGACGATCTGACCGAGTATTGCATCTCTGTGGGGTGGGTGCAAACAGGATTTTGTAAACCCGAGGAACTCGCTCCGATGCTAGACAATGTTATCCGTGCATTGCGAGAGGCCATTTACGGCGACATTAAACAGTGCGCCATTAAACTGGAACGGGCGATCTACGAACAGGACAGGGACACCATTTTGTCAGAAATCAGAGATATCATGAGGGAAGTTTTTGGAGGGTAAACCACACGACAGGAGGTTTAAGATGAAGAGTCACTCAGATGAGATATGGGAGAAGAGGGACGTTTCGAGAGAGCCAGAACTATTTGCAGTCGGTTTGTACGAGTACGCCAAGGGCCTCGAATTCGCCCTTGAGTGTATCGGCAAGGGGATGAAGATACCAAACTCCGATTTCACCTGTCCGCACTGCACGAATCCGAAGCCGCATATTCATGGGAAAGAGGCGGCACGGATACATACCGACAACGTTCCCGTATTCGAAGAGTCTTTTCATGCCAAGCACGGGCCGGGCAAGCCCTGCGGGAAACCGTTCTGCGTTCTGTGCTATCCCGATGGACCCGGCGGACAGCCGAAAGATGAAATAAATTCTCTTGACAGCCGCTAATAATCGGTATATACGGAGAAAGAATGAAGTTTCTTGACCTGCTCAAGAGAGTGAAGGCAATGTTGGAGGAAATACCGGCCAATCATACCGGCGAGGTAGTCATGAAATTCCAACTCAACCAGGGAGGCGTCAGGGATTCACAGTTAATAATCAGTAAGACATTCAAATAATCACGGCTTCCATCTTCGCCTCCACGATGTAGGTGGAGCCTCGAACAAATGGCCCGGCAATACGGTTGAATATGACCGCTATAGCTGGGCTTTTTCTTTTTCACGGGGTTTTTATGCACGAGCGGCTTAAAAACATCCAACAAGACCAACACAGGAGGTTTACACCGATGAGAGACGGATTACAGGAGGGGTTCAATATCCTCTACGGCTCAGGGGATTCGTATTCACTGGCTTTCTCCAAGCTCACAGAGGTCATAAGAAAGGCTCATGAGGACTATGTTGTTGAGTTCATCGGGGGGATGCAGTTGAAGGATGACGGGAAGAACAAGTTTTTTGCCGTCTTCTCGGCTCGGCTGGTTTTGAAAGATACCTTGAAAGCTGTTTCTGCCATAGCAGAGAAGAAAGCAGAGAGCTACCCCGCTATGGATAAGGCAATCATCGACACACTGGCTGGCAAGGTATCCGAAGGGGAAAACTGATGGCTCGTTTCTTACACCTTGGAGGGTTGAAAAGGGAGTTCCATCATCTCAAAGTCGTCGACCCCGACGACAAGAGCGGCAAGCCGAAATTCGAGCGGGCCATGATGATCTACAAGCCAACGCTCAAGGGTAAATCGTTCTATATCCCCGACAGTTGCGGCTGGAAATACCTCGACCCGAAGGATAATGCCGACGTTCACGAACAGGACTCCAACGACTTCGCCGATCTGCTCCGCGACATGGCCCATGCAAAGAAAATGCAGCCGTTTGGTGACTTCACAGATGAATTCGCTGCCCTGACGATGGCCAGCAGTCTCTATATCCTAGAGAAATTCCTACGATGCACCACATATTCACTCGTTAAGTGCCTGCAACTCCTTGATATCCCTGTAAACAAACCCGCGATATTCCAGATCCTGATGTTCATCCAGGACGGACTGCGCGAGCTGCAGCGCATGAACCTGCCGATTCCCGAGACCGAGATCGAAACAGGCCTCGACATGAAGATGACGTTTCACCGGGACGACGATGTAAAGGTCATCGAGGCACCGCTTACCATCAAGGAAGGCGAATCTAAGACAGGGATGGCTCTATAATGGCGAAAGCCCCCAAACGACATCCACTCGAATCAGAAGAGATGCAGAAACGCCTTCAGACGTTGCAGATATACCGGCGTCAGGCTAGGCTCGCGCACCTTGACAACCGGCAGCAACAGGCCATAGACGCCGATTACTACGACGGGATACAGCTCACCAACGACCAGCTTGCCGTTCTCGAAGAGAGAGAGCAGCCCGTTCAAGTGTGGAACATAACCAAGGGCGTGGTTAACTGGGCGCTCGGCACAGAGCAGAAGAGCCGCTTCGATATCAACGTCCTCCCCCGCAAGAAAGCCGATGATAAAGACGCCAAGACCAAGACCAAAGTTATAAAATACCACGACGACATGAGCTATGCGGCTTACGTTCGCTCCCAGGTGTTCGCCAACGCTGCCAAGGTCGGCGTCGGTCATCTAGATATCGGGGCCAAGGCCGATCCAGAGAACCCGCTATATTACGCCAACATGGACTGGCGGGATATGTGGTGGGATTCTCTGGGGAAACGGCTCGACCGGATGGACTGGCGCTATTACTTTATGGAGCGGTGGGTTGACCTGGACATTGCCGGTGCTCTATTCGAGGACCGTCAAACTGAGCTGGAAAACGCCGCAATCGACACGATCAGCCGTTATCCGTACAATCCGGAGGACTCCTACGTTTTCGATGATGCGACCGATGGGGTCACGATGGATTATGGCATGACGTTCGGCCAGACCATCGAAGGTTTCAGGAACAGGGTCAAGATCATTCACATGCAGTACCGGATCCCCGACAAGGTTAAGGTCCTGAACATCAAGGGGGAAGAGTACGGAGCCTATGACCATGTGATCTATCAGGACGATAACGATGTCCACAAGCATCTGGTGAAGTACGGGTCCGCCGATCTGGAAGATGCCAAGCGCATGACCGTGAGGCATGGCCTATGGTGCAATTCGATATTCCTGCGTGATTTCCCGACTCCTTACCATCACAACCAGTTTTCATGGGTGCCGGTGTTCTGCTATCGCCGGGACCGTGACGGGATGCCCTACGGCCTGATTCGTGACATGCGCTCTCCCCAGGACGATGTGAACGCCCGGAAGATGCGAGCCTACTTCCTGATGTCCGCGGAGAAAGTCATCTACGAGCAGGGAGCTATCGACGAATCAACTCCCGCAGGGATTGCCCGGTTTGCCGACGAGTACCGGCGCCCTGACGGGATTGCAAAAGTAGCGGCCGGCGCGCTCTCCGGGCAGAAGATTCACTTCGAGAACGGCATGGCGAAGGCCCAGCAGGAAGCCGCGGTTGCAAGGGAAGCCGAGCAGTTCATGCACAATATCGCAGGCGTGACCCCCGAGCAGCAAGGACAGAGCAAACGGGACCTGTCAGGCGTGGCGATCAAAGCACTTGAACAGCAGGGAAGCAACCAGAATTCCAGCCTGTTCGATAACTATTTCTTCGCCATGCAGATGGCCGGCGAACTTCAACTCTCCAACGTCGAGCAGTTCGACAACACCGAAAAGGTGATGAGGATTACCGGCGAAGAGCAGAAGCATGAGTTTGTCACCATAAACACCGTTGACGAAGAGGGGAAACCGACCGATTCGATTACTCGTGCCAAGGGTGACTTCAAGATATCAAAAACGGATTACCGCGAGACGGTCCGGCAGGGAATGCGGCAAGAACTCGGGGAGCTCATCCAGAATCTCGTTAAGGTTGGCGGCAAGGCCCAGGAGTGCGGCGTCGCCATGCTCGACATTTACGTTGACCTCTACGACGATATGAACGCCAAAGAGGAGATGGTCGCCAGGATCAGGAAGATAACAGGGCAGGAAGGTATCGACGACGACCTGACTCCTCAAGAGAAACAGGCCAAACAGCAGGAGCAGGCCGCGAAGCAGAAAGAAGCCGCTGAAATGCAGGCGATTCAGAAAGAGATGCTGCAGCTCGAAGTGAAATTGAAGCGGGCAGAGGTTGACAGCAAAGAAAACAAGGCGATCTTGGACGCAGTAAAGGCGGCATCGGAACGGCTGAACATGCTGATGTCCGCCATGGAGACGGCGGGGGCGGTATCTATCGCCCCGGGTATCGTGAAGGCAGCCGACACGTTGATTGAAGAGGCTGACGCCCTCGTTAAACATCCTGACCAGCAAGGGACACCGGCAGCGACACCGCAACAGCCACAACCAGCGATAAACCCGCCACAGGTGGGCGATAATACAGGACAGCCGGGTGGGCAAAATGTTGCCTGACGGATGGGACACTTATTATTATTGTTGGGTATTGGATGAGTCCATAACTGACCCTTGTGATTGTCATCCAAGGTGTCCATCATACGAGATGAAACAGTTAAGGCTAGAAACGAGGAGGGCTTGAACAATGGCTAAGAAATCGGGAATGGTGGCGCAGCCATACGACGATAACCACTGGGAGAAAGAGGAAGATGTCCGCGCACTCGCCAGAGCGGCAGCAATCAAGAAAGACCCCGTGCGTCTCAAGGCTGCCCACAGTCACGCCAAGACGATGAAGGCAGAACACATGAAGCGCAAGGCTGAATCTTCCGAAATATGCAAGATGGCCGATAAAAAATAACAGGAGGTATCAGGATGTTTATGCACAAGTTTATCAACAGGGCAATTCTCTACGCTCCGCCTACCGAGGGGGGAGGGATCGAAGTCGAAGCAGGGACCGGCGGCGAATCTACGGCAGAACCCGGCATTCCGGCAGGATTCACCAAGTCACAATGGGAGAACCTACTCCCCGCCGAGCGCGTGGCGTTTGGGATCACCGACGAGCAGATCGAAGCCGCCGAGGGTGGAGAGCTGGAAGAAGATGAACTTGACGACGCCCTTGGAGAGATCGGCGAGATTAAGGAAGGTGAGGAAACGCCCGAGCAGAAAGCGGCAGCCGATAAAGCCGAAGCCGACCGCATAGCCGCCCTCTCTCCCGAGGACAAAGAGAAAGAAGAAGCGGCCAAGGCTGCCGTTGCGGAAGTCATCCCGACCGATGAAGAACTCCTATCGCTCCGGATTAACATTCCCGACTCCGATATCCCGTTGCCAAAGGTAGAAGTCGAAGTCCCGAAGGAACTGGCAGATAAGATAGTCGCGCTCAAGGCGAAGCGAAAAGAGGTAAACGACTGGTTCGACGAGGGAGAGAAGCCGGACAAGACCGAATTCACCAAGAAAGACCTCCGCGACGCCCTCGACGAGATCGACGACGAGACCGCCACCATCAACCAGGAGATTGCCGAGCTTCGCATGGAGGCCCGTATAAGCCAGCGGGACGTTCAGAAAGAAAACGCTATCTGGATGGCAGAGCAGAAGGCTTTTGTGGCCGCAACCCCTGAGTACAGGGAGAAGGACGCCGAGGGGAAGATCACGGACAAGTCCGCTATGCTTTTCTCTGCATTCGCTTCACGGGTGAACGTGCTCCTGAAAGACCCCGCGAACGCCGGCAAGTCCGGGATGCTGATTCAGATCGAGGCCGACCGCGCAGTACGCAAGGCGTTTAATCTGCCGGCGCGGGGGAAAACAACTCCATTGGCCACCCAGGTGGTAAATGGCAAAAAAACACCGAAAGCCCCGGCCGCAACTGTGCCAGCCAGTGTGGTGAACCTGGGTGAACTCCCGGCAGCCGGCGAGCATGATGCTGACCCGTTTGCCAACATCGACCGGATTAAGGACCCGGTTGAGAGGGAAGAAGCCCTTGCCAGGATGACGCCACAGCAGGAAGCGGCGTATCTGAAAGGCGCGAGGACTTAATGTCCCGACTTCTAAAGGAAATAAAGTTTGGGAGAGGGATTCAGTTCACTATTTTGGGCCAGATTATAACCCTTAAATTCCGGCGTTCCGATTACATAGAGAATGCCGTTAAAGTAGTGTTTGAAGCAGACCCGTCAGTAAGGATTACAGACTTGACGGACATCCATAATCACCAGGACGGCGAAAAAGGAGGACAAAATGGCACAGACCACAGTCGTGCATAGTTCCGTCCAGGCCGTCCAGCGGTACTCAGCGATGGTCGCGGTGGATCTTGCGAGAGAGGGCTACTGGAACAGCAAGTTCATGTCCAGCGGCAAAAACCCGACGATGCCTATCTGGCGTCTCACAGACCTGGAGAAGATGAGGGGCGAGTCCGTTCGCTACTATCTCTCTCTACAGCTCCGCGGCAAGCCCGTCCAGGGCGAACAAAAGGCGGAAGGAACCGCCGAGCAGCTCGACACTTACAGCGATCTGGTTTACGTTGACCAGCTCCGTAAAGTCGTGTCCTGCGGCAACACCAACGACCAGCAGAAAACCATGCTGGAATTCCGCGAAATCGGCCGCGCCCGCCAGTCCGAGTACATGATTCGTCTGTTCGACGAGACGATCACCATGTACCTGTCCGGCGCCCGCGGAAGTAATACCGATTTCATCGAGGCGACCGACTTCACCGGCTACGCCAACAACTCGTTCGTTGCTCCTGACTCCTATCACCAGATGTTCGGTGGCGACGGGTCGGCAACCTCGACCGGAACCCTGACGGCTGACGACAAGTTCGGGCTGAAACTGCTCGACAAGGCAATCGCCAAAGCCAAAACCATGGGCGGTGGCACTGCTCGTATCCCGAAGCTCACGGCTCCCAAAGTCGGCGGCAAGAAACGCTTCCTGTGCGTCATCCATCCGATACAGGAATTCGACCTGAGACGTGAACAGGGCGAACTCGGTTGGGCGCAGATCACCAAGGCCCTGGCTACCGGCGCCAACGAATCCGAGAGCAATTACACCAAGGACGCGCTCGGCATCTACCGTGACGTGGTTATCCAGGTTCATGACGCAAACCTGACGTTCAGCACATGGGGCGCGAACAGTACCCTTGCCGGCGCACGCGCTCTATTCTGCGGCGTTCAGGCCGGCGTCCTCGCCCTTGGGCAACCCGGGGAGGCCAACACCTTCTCCTGGAAGGAAGAATGGAAGGATTTCCAGTATGTTCTGGAGATCTGCACCGGAACTCGGTGGGGCGTTAAGAAAGTCACCTTCAACGGGCTGGATTTCGGCCTTTTCGCCCTCGACACGGCTGCCGATCCTACCTCCATCACCTCGTAAAATAACCCGGAGGGGCGTGGAACCCCCTCCTTAC